GGCGAGGCGGCTCGCTGCGACAGGAAGCTCGCTCGCTTCATGAAGCTCGCAAAAGAGCAGCGCGCAGCCATTACCCTCTTCGGGACTGCTAATTTCAACAGCAACGACTCGACCTCTGAGTTTGGTGGTACGTTCGACGCTGCCGGTGCTGAGCCTCTCAGCTACCTGCATCAGCTCAAGGATACTGTGTTTGCAAACGCGCACGGCATCAACCCTGACTCTCTCGTGATGGGTCGCGATCTCTTCAGGGCGCTCGCTCGCTCGCCTGAGCTCCGTGGGTACTTCCAAGCTGGCACAACTCCAAATGGCGTCGCCTCTGGCAACCTCATCTTGAGCGACGAGGCAGTGATCAACACTCTTCGCGACATCCTCGGGATCCCTAACATCCTCGTCGGTGGCGCTCGTGTTGACAGCGCAGTGCCTGGCGCGAGCTCAAGCGAGGGTTATGTGTGGACTCGCGACTCCCTCTTCATGGGTATCCTCCACGGCTCCGACGCTGTGCAGTCTCGCTCAGGTGTTCGCATGATGCCGATCGCAGCTGCTAACATGGAGTTTGAGGGTATGAAGGCTGGCCAGTACGACGCGCTCGACCTCACTCGTCGCAACGTCTGGGCAGACGAGTCTCACCTCTTCAAGGTGATCGACAGTGACCTCGGGTTCGTCCTGACTAACTGCCTCGCATAAGGTGATCAGTGCTCTGCTCATGTGGTCGCCCTCATATCACGACGCTCGCTGAGAAGGATGCCGATCAAATAGCGATCGATGATCTTTCAGCGCAGCTTCGTGATACCAAGGGGCCACAGAGGCAGATACTTATTGCTAAGATCGCAGCCTTAAAGATTGCGGTCAAAGCAGACAAAGACTTTCGACGATCACTTAAGCGATCGCATCGAGAGCTAAGTGCTAATTTATCGAGCGCACTTGAGCTGACTTCAGCCGAGCAGCTGCTTATGCTGAGTCGAGACGAGCTGAGCGAGTTTATACTTGCGAGTGGTCTGGGCTTGGCAGTCGATGATTTTATAGGCGCATCAGATGCAGTCGCAGCGGCTGCGCTCGATACGCTTCAGACAATTATAGGCGCAGTCGACCCGGCAGAGCTGCCGAGCATCGACGCGCTTAAGCTCGCGACTGCTGATCAGGTGTTTCAAGATGTTATCTTGCCGAGCACCTTACAGGCGACGCGCACAGCGCTCGAGGGTATGACTGTTGGCGTACCAAAGGCGAGCGCGATAAAGGCGATGGATCAACGACTAGAGTCGATCGTTGGTACGCAGATGACACAGGTTAACACTGAGCTCTCACAGTTTGGTCGTGCTGTGACTGCCTCAGCAGCTCAAGCCTTTGATCTTGACCTGTATCTTTACACCGGCCCTCGCGATGGCGTTACGCGCGCTTTCTGTCGACCCTTAATCAATAAGGTCGTAAGTGAGACGCAGATGAATCGTCTTGATAATGGGCAAGGCTTACCGGTCAAGACTTCGTGCGGTGGGTATAATTGCCGGCACAGTTGGTCGCCTGTAACTGAGAGCTTTGTCGAGGCTGCCGGCCTCACCCGAGCGACTAACGCAGATATAACGAAAGCCAACGCAGGAGGCAGACAATGATCAAGAGCATAACAGGGCAGACGCTCACCTTTGAATGGGTCGCACCTGGGCCTCTCGACTCAGCGCCATCGCTCACAGTCGGCAGTGCGTCGCCTGTCACTATGACAGCAAGCCGAGCAGATGCGACAGTCTCTGCCATTGGTAACGATCGACGCACGCTCACAGTGAACGCGCAAGCGACTGCACTGCAAGCAGATCAAGTCAAAGCCTACCTCGTGACCGAGGGCGATTGCATCTACTCGGTCTCGGTGGTGCGCATGGTTGGCACGACTGCGATCTTGGCTGAGCCCTTATCGCGAGAGATCGACCTGAGCGAGAGTGCTCTGCTCGTGTTTGGCATGTATTACGCGACTGTATCGAGCACCATCACCGACACGACAGGGTATTATCCTTGGCAGGTGAGTTATGTGCTCGACCTCGGTCAACAGCTCGACACCAAGCTTGCCAAGGGTCTGCTTAAGATCACGCCTCGACCCTTTGACACTGGCCTGTCTCACGATGATCTGGTCGGGCAGTTCCCTCAGTTGGCTGACATGATCCCACGTCGCCAGAGCTCGTTTGATGCTCAGATCGATGCTGCTCTACAAGAGATCATCCTCGTGATTCGCGATCATCTCAAAGACGAGGTTGACGTGACAGAAGATGAGATCTTTAACGCGACGAGCTTTGCTAACGCGCACGCATACTGCACAGCAGCTCGTGTGTATGAGTCGATGAATCAGCTAGACGCAGCGAACGCTATGCGCGAGCGCTGTCAACAGCTCCTCGAGATCAGCCTGCGCTCACTCGCCCTCGATCGCGATGGTGATAACATCGTCGATGATGATGAGCTTGACATCGCTAAGCAGGGGGGAACCTGGCGTGATATGCGCGCAAGCTGGCGCTCTTACAGCAAGACAGAATACGATCAGACCTTCACACCGACTCGAGGCATGAGGCACTGAGATGCACGCTAAGGTGAATCTGAATCTACCCTCATCTCTGTGGACTGCACGCGACTCAGCTCGCCTCGGTCTCAATACAGTCGCAGCGATTAAGCTACGCACGAGCAAGGGTATCGACGCAGATGGCAAGCCTTTCAAGCCATACTCGACAAACCCGATCTACATTCCTCGATCGGGCGCAGTCTTGACCCCAAAGGGGGGTATCGTCTCGCGCTCTGGTCGTAGTGTGTATTATCAAGGGGGTTATCGCGAGTACAAGGTGCAGAGTCGTCGGCATAGTGCAAGCTCGAGCGCGCTTGTTGATCTCGTCTTGTCTGGTGCGATGCTCAATAATCTCGTACTAATGGAGGCGACCGACGCGCGATTTATCATCGGGCTCACGAATCGGGTGCGATCTTATGGGTATGATGTGCACGCTGATCGACCCTTTATCGGCCTATCTCCTCGTGATGTAAATGTGTTAGTCTCTGCGGTGCAGGCAGAGCTCACAGCGAAGATCAAGAGAGGTAGACGATGAGCCAAGGCATATACAGCGCGCTCGCTTATCTTGAGGATCAGATCGAGGCGACGCTACCAAAGACAGACACGCATCACGGCTTTGTCGCGATTAACTCATCAGGTCGCGTCGCTCCTCTTGAGGCTCACCAGAACACGAACCGATACTTTGAGCTCAGGCTTGAGGCATTTGCGATCGATGATGGTGAGGCAGGTCTATCAGGTCGCAGGCGCGCTCGTGTCGTTTGTCGTGTGCGCTATGACATAGGCGAGCTTCACTATCTCGAGCGCTTGATTGCTGAGGATGGCGCGAGTCTGCTCTTGACCTTGAAGGGGCCACAGTATGACCTCGCCTCGACTGGTATCGTGAGTGTGATACCGGGCGAGCCTGTATATGAGCCTATCCTAGACCCTACAACAGAGATCACGTCGCTCGTGCTCTCTCTTCCTTTCGACTTGCTTTATTTGGAGGCGTTATCATGAGCGTTACGCATCGATCAATCAGCGTCGCGACAGAGAGCAGTTTCGGCTCTCTCGTCGATGGCCTGCCCAGTTATTCCGGGCTCACCTATACATCAGTGCCTTGTGAGCGCGACCCGATTATCGTTTATGGCGATGTCGTCGTGTCTGAGCGCAACGACGCGCGCGATGGCACATACAGCTTGCCACCTGAGCCGGACACTGTTTGGTCTGGTGGCTCTCGTGTTCGTCGTCGCACCGGCACAGTCGAGCTACGTCTTGACCTGACCACAGTCGGCAGCTCAGCCAACAACTACAGCTCGAACTACTTGGGCGAGCTCCTCGGTGCAGGCTTCCTCACTCAGGCAGGCTTGACTCACAGCGATGCAGTGACGAGCGTTGTTGACGTCAACAACTTCACACCGACAACTACCTCAACCAATTACGTCACCGGCTCGATTATCGGTGCCGACTTGGGTGGTCGCGCTGAGTATAGCTCAGTCACTGATAACAATGTATCGGGCGATGTCTCTGTAAGCCCTGCATTTAGCTCGAGCTTCACAGGCACACCGACGATGCGCCTACTTCAGACCTGGTACTGCCCGACTCGTGACAACCTCGGCACGACCCAGCACAGTCTCTCGTTTCGCGTCGATGGCGTCGACTTCAGGTCATACGCCTACGGATGCCGACTAGAGAGCATGACTCTCTCTCTCGATAATGGTCGAGTGATGGCTGATCTGGTCTATCAAGCTGCGATCATTCAAGACGATCATGGCAACGCAGCCGGCCCGGTCGAGCCCTCGTACAACTCGGGCGCACCTTGTTTCTTCAGGGGCTCTTATGTCGTGATCAGCGACGGAGCACCAACGAGCCTCACAGATGCCGGTCTGACTGGTGACACGCTCGGGCGCATCTCGCTTGACGTCGAGGACTTTACTTTGACGATCACCAACACGCTCACACCGATCGGACACAGTAACAGCATCTTAGCGATGCGTGATATGGAGGTGTCAGACGTCGATGTAGAGCTGAGTCTTACAGTCACGACACCGAACACGACCATCAACAACGATTTCTTTAATCGTCAGCTCAGGCAGGTGCTTGTCGGCTTTGGGCCGATCGCAGCCGGGCAAGGTGGCGCGTTTATGTTGCCGGCCGCCTACCTCGCCAATGACCCGAGCAAGTACGATCCGAGCGGTAATGATATTGTGCGCCAGCCTTTAACCTACAAGATGAGTCGCTTTGGTGGTGACGTTGCCGACACAGGTGATGTATATAACTCACCATTTAGACTCGCACTCGGCAAAGGCTCCTAAGTATGGCTCTCTCATTTCTGCCTGACTCTGAATTAACGATCGAGGTCGTTGTGACCTGCGACCCTGCTGTGACCTGCTCGCCTGAGCAGATGCAAGCTTACCTCGAGGCAGGTGAGCTCAGTGCGCTCGAGGCGCACGAGGGTGCGACGCGATTCAAGATCAAGGCGCTCTCACCAAGCGATCGAGAGCAGGCAGAGGTGAGAGCCGGTGCATACACGCGCAGTGAGCTCGGGCGCATCCTTTGGCTTGACGCACCGAGCGACGAGCGAGAGAAAGCGCGCTGGCATCATGAGCTCGCAGAAGATGAGCGCGAGGCGCTTGCGTCGTATCAGGCGTACTTGTCGCGCGTGTTTGTGGAGATGGTGCGCGTCGCGCTTGTCGAGATCGATGATCAGCCTGCCGGTGATATGATCGATCGCATTAAGCCAGAGTCGCACCGACTGCAAGTGATCTCAGAGCTTGTGCAACATATTCAGCGCATCAGCCTGCTCGGTGTCTCGGGAAAATAGCGCTCGCCTCGTCCGTCTGGTTGCCTAACAGCAAGGGGCGAGGCTGGTCTTGTGATCAATGCCGAGCAAAGCCTGCTCTAAGGCGCTTGCGTGGTAATTGTGGCGGGCGCTTTGTGCAGGGTCTGCCTTTGGCTCAACGTGACGAGGCAGGGCTTTATGTGCCAGGTTATCGCGTCGCGCCAAATTGTGGGAGCGACTTTGCAGAGCTAAAAGTCAGGAGCTGCCCGATTGCAGATGCAAATCGGCTCGCGCCTCTCATTAGTGTTTACCATCGGCACCGGCAGGGGCTCGGATCAATCGCGACTAGCTACCCGAGGCCAACCTGTGCAATAATCGAAGCGCTCGACATCTTGCACTCTTCGACTGAGGAGATGATCGCAAGACAGCGCGAGCAAGCCTTGCAGGAGTCTCAAACATGACGCAGAACACTATTGAGATCGAGGTCGAATTAAAGGGCCAGAAAGACGCGCTCAAAGGGCTCGATAAGGTCAAAGAGGGTGCCGAGGGCATAGGTGAGACTTTTAAGGGCGTCGGGGATATAGTCGGCAAGACAAATCAGCAGATGGGTGAGAGCCTTAACGCTGTATCAAATGCAGTCGGGGAAAGTGCAGCCGCTTTCACAGGTATGCGCGAGGCGGTCGGATCGGTTGCCTCTGGTGGCGCTGGCATTACTGCCTTGCTTGGCCCTCTTGCGCTCTTAACGACTGCGGTCGGTGCAGCTTATGAGGCATACAGACAGCTATCAGGCGCAGCGCGTGAGGCAGAGGATAGGCAAGAGGCGCTTGCAGCTGCGGCATCTGACTTGCAGAGCAAGCTCGAGGCGCTTGCAGAAAAGGGTCTGATCCCTGCCAAGAAAGAGCTACTTGATTTCAGTCGCGCCAACCTTAAAGCGCAGCTTCAAAAAGAGCTACTTGAGAAGCAGGTCGAGCGCGCAGGTAAGGTGATTCTAGCTGAGGTCGACGCACAGAAAGCCCTCAACGAGGCAGGTGAGCGCGCGCGCAAGATCTACGCAGATGAGGCGGCTAGTTCAAATGAAAGAGCTCGTGCAGGTGAGCGCGTCAAAGAGGCGTACCAGGGGGTGATCAAGGCTCAACAGCAATCTGCGAAAGTCTTTGAGATCCTGAGCGGGTCTATGACAAAGCAGCAAGCTGCGCTTGATGCGGTCGAGAAGAGATACAAGTCGCTCGAAGATCAAACAGAAGAGAGCCTTAAGACCAAAGCAAAAGAGCTCATCGCAAGGCGCGCGTCGGTTGATGCACTCAGAGCAGAGGTGCAGGCACAAGACGAGGCAGCCAAGCTCACAGCACTACGCGAGGTCGAGCGCACCAAGCAGACACAGCTCGATGCGGTCGAGAAGCTGAATCGCACTCAGCTGAAAGCTTTGGTCGATGGGACGACAGCAGCGCTTAAGGCGTTAAATGAAGAGGGGCTTAAGGATCAGAAGCTCTCGCAAGAGATTGCCAAGATCTCAGCCGATAAGACGCAAGCGCGCAAGGCAGAGACAAAAGCAATTGATCAGCAGAAGCTTGCACAGCAGGCACTACGCGAGGAGCAAATACGCCTCGTTAAAGAGAGCCAAATCAGACAGCTAGAGATCAAGCTGACTGAAGAGGGCTATGCACAGCAGATCGCGCTTGCACAAGAGCGGTATCAGCTCGGGCTCGCCTTGGCTCAAGAGGACGCTCTACAACGTGAGCTCGTCGAGCGACAGCATGATCTCGCAGTTAAGCAGATTGAAGATCAGAGACTTGCACGAGAGCAGCAAGCGCATGATCGCTCTATTGAGATGATGGTGCAGCGCTTTCAGCTTGAGGATAAGCTTTTTGATCAGCAAGCAAAGAAACAGCAGGCGCTCGCAGAGAAGCAGATGCAACAGTATCAAGAGTTCTTTGCCTTTTATGGGAAAGGTATTGCGCAATCTGTTGCTGCGAGCTTGTTCTTTGGTGAGAGCTTTGAAAAGTCGATCGGTCTCATACTTAAGAGCCTAGCAATCGAGGCAGGTGCGCGCGCGATTATGGAAACAGCGATGGGCTTTGCATCTGTTGCAGTCGGTGATGGCAAGGGGGCCATCGGTCACTTTACAGCTGCGGGTATCTTTGCATCTGCTGCGACTGCATCTGCTTTAGGCGCAAACCTGCTCGGGGCCGGTGGCAGTGGTGGATCTAGTGGCGCAACAGCATCGCCAACCGGAGCGCCTCAAGTCGCAACAGCTCCACAGCGAGACGAGGCTGAGTCTCGCGAAATGGTCTTTAACCTTAATTTCGGGGGCGCTGTGATATACGACACGAAAGAGGCAGCAAAGCGCGCGATGATCGGTGACATTGTGCGCACCTATAACGGCAACAACCGAGGTATGCCTCGGTTTAATTTCGCGAGGTAGTCATGCCATACAATACACCCGCACCTGACTTTGCCCTGCTCGCAGCCTTTGACGCTCGACCCTGGTCTGCTGTCGATGTCGTCTCCTATAATGGCGTAAGCATCACGATGCCGACCTTTGGCGCAGGCGAGGGGGTGTATGAAGATGGGGTCTATTTCCTTAATGGTCGAGGCGTCGGTGACAATACACCAGCGCGCGCGATGGGCACTTTTACCGATGCGCTCAGCACACTCGCGAGCTTTAATCTGTCTTGGTCTGTGACCTTAACAGCAGATGATCGAGTTAAGATCACAAGCGACGATGTGTTCACAGTCGCACCTCTTGATAACGATGTGCTCGGGCTTGGCTCTCAAACGTCTGTACCAGATGGGCTCAACTTCAGCGTAACAGGCTCGGCAGAGTGGACACGAGGCAACTACCGAGGCGAGCGCTATCAGTTCGGGGATACGTTCGGCACAACCTTCGACGCCTTTCGTGAGCTTGCAAATCGCCCTTGGCCTGCTCAAGACATCATCGCAGGTATGCGCGAACGAGGCTCAGCTGATCTCGATGATCTGAGCCCGACGAACTGCCTCGAGGAGCTCATGCGCGATCAGGGCTTAATGGAGGCGCGCTTGATCCTTAACGATCAAGGTCATGTCGAGGTCTGGTCGATGGCGTCTGCCTCGTTTAGCTGGCTTGATACGAGCTTTAGAGATCGCCTCGGCTTCTCAGGTAACGAGACACCGGTAGCGATGGGCTCGACCTCGCCTGATTATGTCGAGCGCTTGACTGCTGATTATCCTATGCCGGGTTGCCTCTTTCCCTCGCGACCCTTTCAAGATCATCACTATCAGGTCGAGTCAGTCACCCAAGCGAGGCGCAAGATCGGGGGAGGCTACACGAGCAACCTTATCGGTACTTATACGACATCTGTGCTCGCCTTTGATCTTGATGCTCTGCTCGATCAGCGCGACTTGTACCGGCATTTCACCGATGCCCTTGTGCCTTACTGCGCGAATGGTGAGAGGATCAATATGTATCAGACGTGGGGAGACTCGCGACGATCGCTGAGATCTGCGCTCGTGACATCGACACAGCCTGCCTATGATCTGATTTACACGAGTGAGGATAATGGAGACTGTGGGCGCTTGCGCTGCTCGCTCGTGTCTGCCTCATACGACCTCGCCTTTGGATCGCTCAAGAGGCGCGTACCGGTATCAATGAGGCTTGAGCATCTATGAGTAACAGCTTTACATCACCACCGACGCTCGCAAGCGAGCTCACCACAGTCGCAGGTCAGCCAATAGGCGAGGGTGCTGTGACCTCGATGGCAGAGACAGCGAATTATCTTTGGGCAGTCGGAGGCTCGCACAACGTACTCTCGCAGGCTTGGGCAGATGGGCAGTGCTCACAAAAGGGGCTCACCTATGCGCAGATGCTTGAGTATCGCCTGCCTGTGATCTCAAACGATCATTATGATCTGCATATACACTTTATCGCGGCAGGCTCAGGCAGCATACGCTCAACGCTCACGCTGGGAACTGCAACATATAACGACGAGGTTGTGTCGACCGGCTCAGGGCCACATGTGATCGAGTCGACTATTACGATCACGAGCGCATCGACTGAGACCTATGCGACGCTATCAATTGAGGTAAAACATGATGGCGTGAGCTCTAATCGGCACGAGATAAGGTGCATCGCTGCACACTGGGTCGCTAAGACATCGCCAGTCGATACAGGCGCGCGCTACCTCGGCACATCTGACAAGTTCGTGCCCTTTGGCATTAACCGAGTCGGCAACGACTACCCTTTAAGCGCTCGCTTTGGCGTCGACATGCTGCGCAACATCGAGACCTTGCGCAAGCGCCCGATCTCGTATCTGTCTTGGTCAGGTGTTGACAACCTGCTCGCAGCTCCTACAGGGCCGACCGACGCAGCGCCAGCTCTCTATCTTGGGCTCGGTGACATCTTCACCTTTCAGGTGCCGGTGCATATCCCGCAAGAGGCAGTCGACAAAGACACATACACGACTCACCTGCATGCTTACCTCGTCGATAATGCGTCAAGCGTAGGCGTCGACTTTATGGGCGAGCGCGTGACGTTTACCGGTAACGGCTGGCAGACTGCCGAGCTCACGATACAGATCGACCCAGACGAGGATTTATCGCGACGCTTCGCGCTTAACATCTTTAGGGTCGGCCCTGATAATACATCGCACAACCAGAGCACGTTAATCGATGCCTCGGTCGTACCTTGGACTGATACCAAGAT